CGAAGCCCGCTTACTGGCAGAAGGTCGTCGATGCGTGCAACGGCGTTATCACCGCTCTCGAAACGGGCCACGGCCTCTCGGCGGCGGCGGCGGCGGAGGCGGAGGCGGAGGCGGCGGCGGAGGCGGCGCGGTGGGCGGCGGCGGCGCGATCAAGCGCATATAAGACCCTAGCCGAAACCCTTTTCCAAATTATCGACGTTGAACTCGCCATCGCCGAGAGCAGCGCTTCGAAATGATTATTGCGTGCGATCCCGGCCTGTCAGGAGCCATCGCCCTTTGGTGCTGGCAGACAGGCCGGCTCGACGTCGTGCGCATGCCCGTGCAGCAGAAACACATTGCCGGCCGGAAGCTGCGCACCGTGATCGACGAGGGCGAGGTGCTATCGACGCTCCAAGCCTTCTCGGCGATGGGCGCGACGCACCTGTTCATCGAAGCGGTAGGCGGCCTGCCCGGTCAATCCGCGCCGGCGGCGTTCAACTTCGGCCACGGCTACGGAGCCGTCCGCATGGCCGCCCTGGCCGCAGGGCTGGCGCTGGAGGCGATACCGCCCGCCGTGTGGAAGCAGGCGCTCAAGGTGCCGAAGGACAAGCACGCGGCACGTCACCGGGCGAGCGAGATGATCCCGACGCACAAGCACCTATGGGGCATGGCGAAGGACGACGGGCTGGCCGAAGCGGCTCTGCTCGCCCTCTACGGCGAGCGCTGGATCAAGGGCGTATTCACGAAGCGGACGCCAGACGAGCAACGCGACGTCGACGAGGCTCGGCGCAGTCGTGAGGCCGCAGCGGCCGAGAAGGCGGATCGCGTGGCGGCGAACAAAGCGAGGCAGTCATGAACGACGCAACCGGAAAGGCGACGATCCTGCGCGACCGTCGCGGCGGGAAAACGAAGCCTATGTCGCTTGACGCCTTTGCGGCCAGGGGGCTTGCGGAGAAAATTGAATACGAACCCGGATCGAGCGGCTGCGGCTGCATGTTGGACGGCTGACGATGACACTCACCCTCATGCCCTATCAGGTCAAAGGCGCGGAGTTCCTAGCGTCGAAGGACCGCGCCGGCCTTCACGACGAGATGGGCGTCGGCAAGACGGCGCAGGCGATCGGCGCGCTCGACCGCATCGGCGCTCGGCGTGTCATCATCGTGTGCCCGGCGGCTGTCCGCGAGGTGTGGCACGGCGAGATCAAGAAGTTCGCCATCATCCCGCGCAAGGTGCTGAAGGCGAAGAGCATCCACGATCTCGGCGTGTGGCTGAAGGGCCGCGCCGACGTCATGCTGCTGTCCTACGAGCTTGCCGCCAAATGGGCCGACAAGATCGAGGGCGATATCTTCGACGCGCTGATCTTCGACGAGGCGCACTACCTGAAGACGCCGACGTCGCAGCGCACCCGCTCCATGCTCGGCACGCATTGCGACGGAGCGGGCGGGCTGGCGCGATGGGCGGCGCATGTGTGGTTCCTTACCGGCACGCCGATGCCGAACGATCCCGTCGATATCTGGCCGTGGTTGCGCTTCGTGGGCGGCACCCCTCTCGGGCTCACCCCCTTCACGGCCCGCTACTTCAAGAGCCGGATGGGGACGTTCAGCGCCAAGCAGACGCCCCGCGACGAGATGATCCCCGAACTGAAGATCGCGCTCGACGCCTTTCGGCTGAAGCGCACGAAGAAGGACGCCGGGCTCAACCTGCCGCCGATCCACCTCACGACGACGACGGTGGACGGCGACACGGGCGAGATCGTGGCGCTGCTGCGCGAGTGGCCGGGGCTGGAGCAGGCGATCATCGACGCGATCGAGCAAGGCGGCCTGTCGTTCATAGAGGCGCAGCATATAGCGACGCTGCGCCGGCTCGTCGGCGAGGCTAAGGCACCCGCTTACGCCAAGCTGATCGCCGAAGAGATGAAGAACGGCCGCGAGAAGCAGGTGATCTTCACATGGCACACCCGCGCCGCCGAGATCATCACGTCCTATCTTGCCGGCGAGGGGCTGCACACGACGCTCGTCGACGGGAAGACCAAAGAGACGGATCGCATGGCGCATGTGAAGTCGTTTCAGGAAGACCCGGATCACCGCATCTTCGTCGGCAATATCCGCGCCGCCGGCACGGGGTTGACGCTCACCGCCGCCAGCGATCTCGACATGTTCGAGAGCAGTTGGGCTCCGGCCGACAATGCGCAGGCGCTCATGCGCGTCCACCGCATCGGCCAGGGGCGAGCCGTTCGCGCCCGCTTCATCTCTCTGGCGAATAGTATTGACGAGGTTGTTGCGGAAACTGTAGCAAGGAAGACGGCCGCAATCGCATCGATCGAGCACTATGGCGAAACAGAGCAACAGCCTCGTCCGGTGGCTCCCGCTACGGGAGGCCCCGGATTACGAAATATCTTCTGATGGGCGGCTGCGTCGCGCCACCGCCGGCCGGAACACCGCGCCGGGCGTTGAGCAGCCGGGCTATCTGCGCAAGGACGGGTATCTATGGGTGACGATCCGCATCGGCGATCAACGCGCGGCGCGCAGCTTGCACCGGCTTGTCTGTCGCACTTTTCACGGCGAGCCGCCCTTTCCGGGCGCGCAGGTGGCGCACCGCGACGGCGTGCGAACCCACAACGCCGAAACGAACCTGTCGTGGAAGACCGCCAAGGGCAACGCAGCGGATCGCGATCGGCACGGGCGCACGAAACGCGGGCACGCGCACTATCTCTCGGCGCTGTCGCCCGACGCCCTGGCCGATATTCGATCGTCGCCGCTGTCGTGCCGGGAGGCGGCCGCTAAGCACGGCGTCTCGAAGGCGACGATCAGTCGAGCGCGCCGACACGAAACCTACGGAGAGCAGAAATGACACAAGAGCAGCGAGTTCGAACGGCATTATCCGGGCCTTCCGGCGAGGTGTTGCGCTTGCTTGCAATCCAGCCGAAGAAACCGTCGACGCGGCCCCCTAGCCGCAATATCGCTATTGACGTCGTGCGAACAGACGCATAACAAGTTAATCCTCAACACCGGAGATCACCGCCATGCCAATTCGTCTTAACATCGAAGCCGAGAGCGTCGAAGAGTTCGACAAGCTCATCGCCCGGTTCAGCCGTTCCGGCGACACCGCTATCGCCGCCGCACCCGCGCCGGCCCCTTCCTCTGCTCCTGCTGCGCAGCCTGCCGCTTCGAGCGACACCGGCGTCGGTGCGATGAGCGTCGCGGACGTCAAGACCGCAGCGGCCAGCGCCGACCGCGCCACGTTGGATCGCATGCTCGCCGAAGAGCAGGCCGGCAAGAAGCGCACCGGTGCCATCTCGGCGATCGAGGCCGCTATTGCCGCTGCGCCGACGCAGAACCCCGATGGCACGCCGATCGCGCCGGTTCACACTCCCGAGCCGCAGCCCACGCCGGGCGGAACGGACGCCCCGCCCGCCGAGAGCATCCCGCCCAATCAGGCGGCCGCCGTCGACCCTTTCGCTGCACCCGCTGCGGATACCGCAGCTTCGGCCGGTGCAGCTTCAGCGGGTGCCCCTGCTGAAACCGTCGCGGCCACTCCGGCCGCGACGAGCCCGGCGGACACCGCGGCCGCAGCGGGCGGCGAGGTGACGGTGCAGAACCTCAAGGACGCGATGGCCGATCTGCTGAAGGCCAAGTCGGCGTCGTTTGCCATGAAGACGCTCGAAGACGCGACGGGGTGCAAGAGCCTCACGTCGGGCTCGCCGTCCGTCGTCGAGAAGGCGAAGGACGATCCGGGCATTCTGCGGCGCACGCTCGACGCCCTCGTCGCCGCCAAGACTGCGGCCTGATCGTCATATAACGGAGACTTTATATGGCAGACGAACTCGATACCGTAGCGGTTCGCACAACTAGGGCGGTCATCACGAAGACGGTGACGCTCGACGACAAGGCGATCCGTCGTCTCGTCAGTGCGATCGTGAGCGGCATACCGGATAACGCCCGCGTCTCGATCAACCTGCCGGGCGGCGGAGACTGGTCTAACTGCACGCTCGACGTCGAGGCGGCGCACCCGATCACGATCGAGTGGACCGAAACGGAGGTCGAAGTGTCATGAGCGAACACGCCAACAAAGCGCATAGCCGGTTCGGCGGATCGGTGATCGGGCGTGTCATCGCCTGCTCCGGTTCGCCGGCGCTCTGCGCAACGGTCCCTGAACGGGGCTCCAGCAGCTATGCCGACGAGGGCACCTTCGCGCACCAACTCGGCGAAGAGTGCCTTACCGCCCGTATCTTCGACGCTTCGCAGCGGATCGGCGACGAGATCACAAGCCCGAAGCTCGCCTCGAAGAAGATCGTCACCGACGAGATGGCGGCCGCCGTGCAGGTCTATCTCGACGCCGTGCAGGAAGAACTCGGCCGCAGCCCCGACGCCATCATGGAGATCGAGCAGCGCTTCGCCCTCCCGATCGCATCGGCCGAGAACGGCGAGGTGTTCGGCGCGAACGACTGTCTCGTCTATCACCCCTCGCTCGGCCGCCTCGTCGTATTCGATTACAAGCACGGCCAGGGGGTGAGCGTCAGCGCCGAAGACAACGCGCAGTTGAAGTTCTACGCCGCCGGCGCAGCGCTGACACACCCGGATTGGGCCATCGCCGAACTCGTGCTCGTCATCGTGCAGCCTCGTGCCCGCGACGCAGACGAGCAGGACATTCCGGGGGTGAAGCCCTGGCCGATGGACACCTTTGAGCTTCTGGAGTTCGTCGCCGAAGTCGAGCAGGCCGTAGCGGCCGCCAAGGCCGTCGAAGCCCGTCTCGTCGAGAGCGGCCCGCTGGCGATCCGCGACGCGCTCAACCCCGGCTCGTGGTGCCGGTGGTGCGATGCCGCGGCTGTCTGCCCCGCCAAGCAGGAAGAGGTGACGGCTTCGATCGGCATCGACTTCAGCGATATCGCGGGGATCAGCCCAAAGGCGTTGCCGAAGCCGGCCGACATGGACACGGCGCGGATCGGGCAGTTGCTCAACGGGCTTGCCGTGCTCGACGCATGGGCGGCGCAGGTGCGCGAGTTCGCGTTCGGCCTGCTTCAGCAGGGCGTGCCGGTGCCGGGCTTCAAGCTCGTCGACAAGATCGGCCGCCGCAGGTGGATCGACAACGAGAGCGAGATCGCCGGCTATCTGGAGATGGTCTATGGCGTGGAGGCGGATGACGTCTATCCCCGCAAGCTCGTGACGATCACCGAAGCCGAACGGCTCATCAAAGCTCGCATCCCCGCCGCCGAAAAGGCGGGGCGCAAGGAAGCGCTCGACGATCTGTCGCTGCGCTTCACCCTGAAGGATAGCTCCGGGCAGACTATGGCACCGGACACCGATCGGCGGGATGCTGTCACCGCCGGGGCGGCCGCGGACTTCGCGGGCGTCAACATCGACAGCTAGGCACCGAAACTGAAACCGAACCGAGACAGAGGACCGAGACTATGAGCTACGAAATGAACGCTTCCGACATGGACCCGAAATGGATCGAGGAAATGTGGGCGAAGTTCCCTTGCCAGAAGGTGATCGACGCCAACGGACAGCCCAACGGCAACTACCGCACCGGCCCGGTGCGCGGCAGCTTCCTCAACGTCTTTGCGCGCGGCAAGCCCGTGCCCCCGGCGACGCAGGGCAAGTTCACCGCCACGGCCCTCTTCCCGCCCGCCGCCGATCTGTCCGTGCTGAAGGGCGCGGCGACCGAAGCGGCGCTCGCGAAGTGGCCCACGGCCGGCCAGGTGGGCGGCCCGACGCTGCACACCCCGTTCCGCCAGCAGGCCGACAAGGCGAATATCGAAGGCTACACGCCCGGCGGCGTGTTCGTCGTCGGCGTGGCCGATCAGCGTCAGCCCTACATTGTCGATGCGCGCGGCGCGCCTATCGTCAATCAGGACGAAGCGCAGAGCGGCTTCTGGTATCTGATGGTGCTCCGGCCGTTCGTCTTCGACAGCGGCTTGAAGAAGGGCGTCAGCTTCGGGCTCAACGGCCTGATGATGATCGCCAAGGATCGCACCTTCGGCGGTGGCGGGAGCAACCCCGCTGCGGACTTCGCGGGCGTGTCGATCGATACGAGCGCGCAGGCGGCCGCGGTCAACCCGGCGAGCCTGTTCTAATCCCGCAAGGGAGCGATCGGGCGGGGTATTCTATGACGGTCCCGCCCGATCGTCACTTCAACGGAGAACCGATATGGCAGACGTCACCTCTACCCTCGCCGAGCGCGGCAACCGCTACGGTGATTTTACCGATCACGCCGAACTGGCGCAGGAGCTTCAGCGGATCATGCAGGGCTTCCGCAAGCCCGGCCCGGCCGGAGAGATCATCCACCCCTGGCCGAAGCTCGACAGTGTGAAGCGGCAGGCGCTCACCGTCATCGCCGACAAGATCGCACGCATCCTCTCGGGCGATCCCGACTACACCGACAACTGGCACGACATTCAGGGCTACGCCAAGCTGGCGGAAGACCGGTGCGTCGATCATAGCGCGCCGCAGTTGCCCCTCTTGGGCGCGGACGTTCATGACGACTTCGAGCGCTTCCCCAATGAGCACGATCCCCTTGCCGGCCAGCACCTCGCCCGGCGTGAGGGCGACGAGTATGTCTGCTCGCGTTGCAACAAGCGTTGGGGCACCGACGAAGATGCGCCGGAGCAGTGCGCATGAGCGAAGAGTGGCGCTCCATTCCCGGTTTCCCGGCCCATGCGGTATCGGATCAAGGCCGGGTCTGGAGCGCCCATCTGCGCCGTCCTCTGAAGCCGTGGCTCGTGAACGGCTATCCGATGGTGGCGCTTGGCAGCACGAGAGCGAAGCGGCTTGTTCACCTGCTCGTGCTCGAAATCTTTGTCGGCCCCGGCCCTGAAGGCGAAGAGGGGCGGCACCTGAACGGTAAGCGCGACGATCCGCGGCTATCGAACCTCGCTTATGGCACGAAACAAGAAAACGCCGCGGATCGCGACGCGCACGGAACGACAGCGATCGGTGAGCGCGTCGGTGGTGCAAAGCTCGATGCCGATAAGGTGCGGGCGATCCGTGCGGACGGTCGGACGCTCAAAGCCGTGGCGGCCGACTACGGTGTCCACTTCTCGCTCATATCACTAATCCGCCGGCGGAAGGTTTGGGCGCATGTCTGAAGCAGCGCATTTCGATCTGGAAACCCGCTCACCTGTCGACCTGAAAAAGTCCGGCGCGTATCGCTATTTCGAGCACCCGCTGACGCAGATCATCTGCATGTCGTGGCGCATCGGCGATCACGGGATCGTGCAGCAGTGGCGGCCGGGTGATGAAGACCCTTATCCGCTGTTGGCGCACGTCGAAGCCGGCGGGAAAATGACGGGGCATAATCAGGGGTTCGACCGCAACGGTTGGAACGCCAAGATGCCGAGCCACTGGCCGCGCATCTCGATAGCTCAAAGCGAATGCACGATGGCCCGCGGGCTTGCGCTCGCCCTCCCTGCCTCGCTCGATCAACTCGGCCGGGCGCTGAAGACGCCAATGCAGAAGGACAAGGAGGGGCACGCGCTGATGATGCGCATGTGCAAGCCTCGCCGCGTCGACGCAGACGGCACGGTGGTTTGGTGGGATGACGAAGAGCGCGTCGGCCGCCTCATGGATTATTGCGATCAGGACGTTGAGACAGAGACGGACGTCGACCGTTCGATCCCCGCGCTCTCCCCCGAAGAGCGGCGCGTGTGGGAACTGGATCAGACGATCAACGATCGCGGCGTGATGATCGACGTCAAGTCGGTAGAGCGCGCCCTGGCCGTCGTCGAAGAGGCGCTGAAGCGTGCCGACGATCGCATGTGGTGGCTGACGGACGGCGCGGTGCGCAAGTGCTCCGAAGCGGCGAAGCTCGTGAAGTGGCTCAACGATCGCGGCATCCCCTGCACGAGTGTCGCGAAGGGCGAAGTCGAAGAGATCGTGCTGGCGACGTCGATCATGGGCGACGAGACGGCCGAAGAGGCGATCCGCCTGCGCCGCGCCGCCGCGAAGACGTCAACCGCCAAGTTCAAGGCGATGCTCAACAGCGTGTGCAGCGACGGCCGCGTGCGCGGAACGCTCGCCTATCACGGTGCGGCCACGGGGCGATGGGCCGGACGCATCATGCAGCCGCAGAACTTCCTTCGCTTCGACGCCGAAGACCTTCCCGACGTGATGATGGTGATCGACCTTCTGTCGCTCCAGCGCACCGCCAAGGAGGTTGTCGACGCGATCGAGGCGATTATCGGGCCGCCGCTGGAGGCCGTCGCGAAGTGCATGCGCGCCATGCTCGTTGTCCCGCCCGGCCGCAAGTTCGTGTCGGGCGACTTCTCGAATATCGAGGGGCGCGGCGCGGCGTGGATCGCCGACGAGCATTGGAAACTCGAAGCCTTCCGCGCCTATGATCGCGGCGAGGGCGCTGATCTCTACAAGCTGTCCTATGCCCGGTCGTTCGGCCAGGACGTCGAGCAGGTGACGAAGGCCGAGCGCCAGATCGGCAAGGTGCAGGAACTCGCGCTCGGCTATCAGGGTAGCGTCGGCGCGTACATCACGATGGCGGCCGGCTACGGGATCAAGCCTGCGCAGGTGGCCGCTGTCGCGAAGAACGCCGTCGATCCCGAAGAGTGGCATCGGGTGTCGATGTATTACTCCGACGAGGATAGCCGCGGGCTGGATCAGGAAACGTGGACCGGCGTGAAGTGCGTCGTCAACGCATGGCGCGCCGCGCACCCGAACATCGTGCAGGCGTGGTGGGATTTGCAGGATGCAGCCATCGCGGCCGTTGGCACGCCGGGGCTGAAGGTGCCGGTCCTGAACAACCGCGTCATGTATCTCGCGGCGAACGGCTTCCTCTATTGCCGCCTCCCGAGCGGCCGCGTGATCTGTTACGCGATGCCGCGCATGGTGCGCCAGCAGATCGAAGCGCCGAAGAAGGCGCACGAGATTATCGGCATCGGCGGCGAGAAGATTTGGGTGGAGGCGACGCCCGGCCGCTACAAATATGCGGTCGAATACGACGCGGTGAACAGCTACACGAAGCGTTGGGAAGCGCACCGCCTCTATGGCGGGCTCCAGTTCAACAACATCGTGCAGGGGCTCGCCCGCGACAAACTCGTCAGCAGCATGTTCCGCCTCGAAGCGGCCGGCTATCCGCTCGTGCTCACTGTCCACGACGAGAACGTCAGCGAAGTCGATCTGCTGTTCGGCTCGGCCGATGAATATCGCGGCATCATGGCGCAGCCCGATCCGTGGTGCGCCGACATGCCCGTCGCCGTCAGCGCATGGGAGGATATTCGCTATGTCAAATGATCCGCAGAAGCCGAAACTCGTCGACGGCGCGGTGCTGCTCGGCACCATACCGGCCGGCTACGTACTCTGCTTGCATCCGATCCCCGGTTGCGGCTGGATTGCCGTCGACCCCGAGCATCCACCCCTTATCGTTGACTATCAGGGAGTTCGCCCCTTGCTGCCGACGACATAACCCGTTATCCCTTATCGCCTTGAACGGAGAGACACATGGCGTCCGCAGCACCTAAGCAACTCGAACTGCCCCCCAAACTCGGCGAGCTATACCGGTTCCTCGATGGCAAGGGCGACGTCGATATCCTCGAAATCTACACGACGATCGTCGATCCGCGCGAAGGCAAGCCGCTTCGCGAGGCGCAGCAGTATCTCGGCCCGTACATCACGAAGCTGAACCGCCGGCTGCGCGAGCACCGCCGCATTGTTCGGCCGGGTCGCATCAAAGGCACCTATTGCCTCCAAGCCCTTTGATATAGATCGGGGCCGGGAGGGGTGCTTTCATTGCGCGATCATGCTGTAGCTTGGGCGGCCAGGGGGTTCCGGGTCTTCCCGTGTATCCCCGGCGCGAAGGAGCCGCGCGTCAAGGCGTTCTACGATATTGCGACGTCGGACCCCGACGCTGTAGCTGCGATGTGGACCGATCCCGTCACCGGCTGGCCGCTCGATCACAACATCGGCGTCGCCACCGACGAGATGATCGTCGTCGATATCGACATGAAGAAGGGCAAGGACGGCATGGCGTCCTATATGGCCCTTGATCTTCCGCTCGATACGCTGATGGTGCGCACCCCGACAGGCGGCCGCCACGCCTATCTCTCCGGCCCGTCGAAGAGCCTTAGCGCCGGCAAGATCGGCGAGGGCTTGGATATCCGCAGCGCGCACGGCTATGTCATTGCGCCGGGCTCGATCGTCCCTGAAGGCGTCTATGAGGTCGACAACGACGCGGCGATGGCGGCCGCGCCGGCGTTCCTGATCGCCAAGCTCGACGAGCCGCGCGAGCGCAGCGGCGCGACGGCCGCGACGGAACTCGACACGGAGTTCGCCCTGGCCCGCGCCGCCAAGTATCTCGACACCGAAGCGCCGCTCGCGATCGAAGGTATGGGCGGCGACGATCAGACGTTCCGTGTCGCCTGCATCGTCAAGGACATGGGGCTCTCGGCCGAAGCGGCGTTCGATCTGCTGGCGTCCCGCTGGAACGATCGCTGCTCGCCGCCGTGGGATTTGGACGAACTGAAGCAGAAGGTCGACAACGCCTTCCTCTACGCCCTGTCGGCCGCAGGAGGGCAGACACCGGCCGTCGACATGGCGGGCACCGAAGATATGCCTGCGCCCCGCTACGTCGCTCCAGCGCCCGTAGATCGCCGCTGGCAGGCACACGGCGACGCCATCGACTTCGACGCGACGTGGCTCTTCTACGAGCTTCTGCCGCAGACAGGCGTCGGGGTGCTCTCCGGCCCGAGCCAAGGCGGCAAGACGTTCGTGCTGATGCACCTCGCGCGTAGCCTCGCAACGGGCAAAGGCTTCTTCGGTATCGAGCCCGACGATCGCGGCGGGTCGATCCTGCTCACCGGCGAGGGCCGCCGATCGGTGCTGAACCGCATGGAGGCGCTAGGCGAAACGGATCGCCTGCCGATCGTCGCCGGCGATATCAACAACCTCGCCGCGCCCGGCGCGCTTCAAGCCCTGGCCGAAGACCTGAAGCAGCAGATGGCGCTCATGGAGGCGCAGTTCGGCTTGCCGGTACGGATGATCGCGATCGACACCCTGTCGGCGTCGGGGCTGCTGAAGGATGAGAATGACAACTCCGAAGCGGGCATCGTAATGAAGGCGCTGTCGAAGCTCTCGGAGATGCTGAACGCCTTCGTGCTCGTGACGCACCACCCGCCAAAGGACGGTAAAGGCCAGCGGGGCGCAGGCGCGATCTTCAACGACGTCGACGTCGTGATCGAGATCACCCGCGAGAAGACGAACAGTATCCGCGAGTTGAGTGTCACGAAGGCACGCGACGCGCAGCAGCGCTCGCTCGGCGTGTTCACGCTGATCCCCAAGGAACTCGGCCGCGACAGCCGCGGCCGCACGGTGACGTCCTGCTATGTGTCCGATGCGCCGCCGTCGCAACGCGATCTCACGAAGACACCGAAGCACGTCGAACTTCTTGTGCAGAGCATCGAATGGGCGCTCGTCGAAGAGCCGGAGAGCATCGAAGGCCGGGTGTGCGTCGATATCGAGATCGCCAAGAATGTCTTCAAGGATCGCTATGACGGCTCGAAGGACGTCTCGAACTTCAAGCGCAAGTGGGATCAGGTGCTTCAGTTCGCGATGGAGAGCGGCGCGGTGACGATGATCCCGTTCGGCGGCCGCCGCTATGTGGCGCTACCGTCGTTCGACTAGTGCGGCTTCTGCGGCGCTTGGGCGATGTAGCCCGGCGGCGCAGGAACGACGCCGGCGGCCCGGCCGGTGAGGTAGAGCGCCGTTGCGATCGAGGCGATAGCCGACAGGATCGCGATCACGACCGGCGTCCATCCGCGCACTCCGACGAAGACACTGCTCGCGCCGGCGCGCTGATCCTTATCTCGCATCAGCACGTCGATCTTCGCGTCCATCGCCTTGTCGGCTTCCTCCAGCCGCTTCAGCCGAGCGTCCTGCTCTTCGAGCTTGACGACGCGGATCACCACGTCGGACACCTTGCCGTCGATGGTGTCCTGCTTGCGGTTGATCGCCGACAGGTTGTCGCGGATTTGTCCAAGGATTTGAACAGTCAATGCTTCGCTCGACGGCCCGGCCGGGCGCGTCAGTGCATCATGCAGATTATCCGTGTTTCCCATGAGCCTCTGTAGCCTATCCACGAGGGCGACCGCAACGGAGTTGACAGGTGCGTTTCCGTATTGCATGTAAGCGCACATGCTAACGGAGAGTATCACGACATGGGCCGAGCCAAGATAACGCCTGTTGAGCGCACCTGCGCTGAATGCGGGGCTGTTTTCCTTAATGCCCGCAAAGCGGCCTTCTGTTCGCCGGCACATCACCGCCGCTTCAACAACCGGCGTCTCTCGCGTGGCGCGATAGCGCAGCCCTTCCTCATGGCGTGGATCGAGGGGAAGGGCGGCGGCCATAGCGGCGTCAACCCCGTATCGGCCAGGGCGATGCGCGAGTTGACCGTTATCGTTCGTTGCTGGATCGACGAAGATCGCGCAGCCGGCCGGCCGTCGCTGATCCCCTACGTCGACGCGCTGATGGCGGATAGCCTGTATATCGACAGGAAGCGTCACTGATCGGGCTTGGGCGGGGGATCGCCGAGCAGCGCCTTCACCCAATCCTGAAGCCGGATCAGCTTGCCGCGAATGTCGCCGCCGAGATCAAGCGTGTCAAGCGCCCACGGCAGCGCGTCCTTGCCGGCAAGCGCCGTCGATCCCTCAGCGGCTACCGTCACCGGCGGGCGACTGAACTCCCCTGGCCGCACCAGCAGTTCCGCCGCCGGGCGCTCCCCGGCCGTTCGCGGCGTCGACCGCCCGGTCAATGAGGCGCACCCCGTCAGCATCAACGCAGACGTTGCGATAGACAGGGCGGTCAATGATCTTTGGAACTTCACGGGTGATCTCCCTCACGACTGTCTCGCGCTGCACGTTGGCAACCGCCCCGGCGGTGTCCTGTTCCTGCGCGGCGGCGATTTGCGTCTCGCGTTTCTTCCGATCGGCTTCGGCCGCCTTGGCATAAGCGGCTTCGCACCGCTGCTTGCCGACGTGCTGCCCGTAGAAGAACGTGCCGATCAGCGCGAGCAGGACGCCAATGGCGAGGCCGAGCCGCAGGTAGTTCACTTGCCCGGCTCCGGCGCGACGCCCGGTGCGGCCGCACCGGGTTGCGCTCCTGTCGTCTCGATCACCTTAGCGGTGGCGACGGCCTTGTCCTTCCACGCTACCGCGCCGGCGATAGCCGCGACGACCGCGCCGATGCCCCCCGGAAAGGCGAGGCAATACGCAACGACGTCGAAGTCCCGGCCTTTCCACATGACGTCCCACGCCATGAAGGCGACGGTGCTGATGATGAACACCGTGCCGCCGAACGCACCGACAAGACGGTTGAGTTCGTACTGCCCGCCGATCCCCTTCAGCGCGTTCGTGATGTTGGGCATGTCAGCCCTTCCGCCCGATCTGGAAGTGCGGCCCGTCAAGGAAGTCGGGGCCAGGGTGCCGCACCTGATAATCCTGCACGGCCTGCTTGACCCCCGCGCCGCTCGGCTGAAGCTCGCTCATCCACCGATCCCACACCCCGCCCCAATTCAGGACGCCGGCGTGTCCCTGCTCGGCGGCTGCGGCGCGCATCGCGACGGCGATGGGGTAGATCGCGCCCCACTCCCAACGTGCCTGCCCGTCGATCCACGGCACGAGGTCGACCGCATGGCCGTAAGCGGCCGCGCCGAGCGGGTTGATCCGGTCCTTGCCGGCAATGTGCATGGAGTTCAGCGTCTTCGACGCGCCGCTCGCGACGAGCTTCTTCTGCCGCTCCAGCGTGCGCAGTCCCTCGAAGACCGTGAAGTCCTGCGCGCTGATCTCGATCGCGCGCTTGACGATCCCGACGAGAACGGGATGCACGCCGTTGAGATTGGCGAGCGACTTGGCTCCGAGCTTGAACATCGTTCTTCCTTTACGCCGGGTTGGTGACGCTGGCGAGGGTAACTTCGGCCAGTAGTCGAGTGCCGTCAGGCCGCTTGCCTTCGAGCATGAGCTTGTTCGTGTTCGTCGTGTAGAGGTGCAGATCGCCCGCTTGGAACGTCGCGCCGCCGCCGCCCATGCCGCCGGCGGACGACAGGATCACGCCGCCTAGACGGCGGGCCGCCCATAGCCGCGTGCCGTCGCCGGCTGCATGCTTCGTGCCGCTGAACCCATCGACGTTCGCAATCTCGAAGATCGTGCGTTCCGTGTTCTGCTGCGTGTCGATCTCGAACCGCTTGCCCGAAGTGGTGACGACGCCGGTCGACGGATCGGTGCCGAAGACCGTGCAGGCGCGGCGCATCGTCGCATAGTTGGCGAAGCCCACGGTGCAGCCGACGAGGCCGACAAGACCGTCCGCCGGCGCGTTGATGATGTTCAGGTGCGCGTGCCCGCCCGGCACCGCGCCGGGCGTCGAGTAGTTGACGATCGTGCCTTGGAAGTTGTCGAGTTGCATCAGATCGCCGGTGCCATCGGGAGAGATGACGCGCGGGCCGATGATCGTGATATCGCGACAGGTCTTGAAGAGGAACGGGTATCCGCTGCCCTCCGTCGCAGGGACGATGAACGTCAGCGAATAGAGCGGCACGACCGAGCCGTCGATATACCAGTTAGTCTCTTGCGAGATTTCGGCGACGCAGTTGACGAAGCTCGAATAGCCAAGCTGCGTGATATGGATGCCGCGATAGCACCCGGTCGCGAGACAGGCGTTGAAGGTCGCCGAGGTGGCCGTATCGCCGGGGTTCGAGTAGGTTTCGATACCGACGACCTGACAGTTCTCGGCGCGCAGGCCGTCGTAGCAGGAGCGGATCGGCAAGCCGAGCTTGAAGCCCGTCTGCGCCGCATAGACCCAAACGTCACGGATGAACTGGCCGCCGCCAAAGGTGCGCAGGCCGGAGCGGTTCGAGCCCGTCGCATCGATCTTGATATGCTCGGCGTTGCCGTTGCCGACCGTGTTGACCGTCACACCGTCGCGGTCGAGACAAGCGTCGAGCATGAAGATCGCCGCGTTGCCGCCGGCGACGCCGCGGAAGATCACACCGTCGCGGCTCTGCCCCTCGATCCGGGTGTCGCGAATGCCGACCTTCGTGATGTTGTAGCGGCCGTTGGGGAAATACACCGTGCCGCCCGGCCCGGCTCCCGCGACGATGCCGGCATTGGCGGCCACGCACGCGGCCTGCACATAGGCGGTGACGTCGACCGTCGACGTGTAGTTGCGGATCGCGGCGTGCAGGTTGACCGGGATATAGTCGAGCGCGTTGATCGTGTCGCCGAGCCGCGAGTTGACGTCGCGGGCGATGATGCTGTTCCGGCCGGTGAAGGCGATGTTGCCGGCAAGCTGCGCCAGCGCGGGGCCGAAGACGTTGCCGATGATCTGTTCGAGTTGAGCAGTGGTGAAGCTCGACGCGATGATCGCCCCGAGCGCCGAGCCGGCGAGCAGACGTTCCGCTCGATCGCCGGCGTCGGGAAGCACATAGCCCGTCTCGCCTTTCGGCACGAGCAGCGCACGGCCCGTCTCGCCGGCGCGCTCTTGGATCATCATCGTGAGCTTGTCGAACTGCCCGTCGAGCACGTCTTCAAGGATCGTCTCGTTGTTCTGCGTGTCGACTTCCTGCTTGATCGGCGTGACGCGCTCGACATAGATCGCCGCGCCAACCGTGAAGGTCGCGTCGATACTGATGCCGGCGGCCGCGCCGAGCCCGTTCAGCACATAGTCGTCGCCGAGCGTCTTCCTTACGCCGTCCACCATGACGACGATCTGATCGTCATCGTTCGCATAGATCGGGGCCGCATACGTCGACAAGACACCCGTGCCGACGAAATTGGCGCTCGTGTCGGTAAGCTCAACGGCCATCGGGCGATCCTTGATAGGGGCTGTCTTCGGAGAGAACCTGTAGCATCTCGCGCATTCCGAGGTAAGAGCCGAACGGGATCAGGCTCGCGGCCGCGTTTCCTTGGCTCCCCGACACCTCGCCGCCGGTGAGATAGTTCGCCGGGGCGCCCGCTGCTTTCGCCACCGTGGCCGGCAAGCCTGCCGTGGGGCCGAGCACCGCGCCGAGCGGATCGCGCGACGAGAAGCGCGTGCTCTGCCCTTGCATTGACGCTTCGGGATTGACGAGCGTGCCGGCGGCCAGGAGCGGCGTCTTCACGGGGTTGAAGCTGAAGCCGGTGGGCTGCGTCAGCTTCTCGACGGTGTTGCCGAACTCGATCGGCAGCGCGAACATGCCCGACAGATCAAGCCCTTCGCCGATCAGGAAGCCCGGATTGCTGGCGCTCTCCTTGAACTTCTCGAAGCGATCGGACCCGCCGCGCCACGAGCGAAGCGCTGCGCCGAGCATGCCGAGCGCCGCCATGCCGAGCATGCCGGAGAGCATCTGCGCCTTGTCTTCCTGCATGGCGCGCAGCGTGATCCGCTGATGCGCCGCGAAGGTATAGTTGCGGAACTGGAGGATCAGCCGCCCCGTGGGGGTGTTGGCGAAGAGCGGCACGTCGCCGACGCTCTTCGTCACGATGATGCTGTCGACGTCCTTCGATACCGCAGAGCGATAAGCGCGCACGGCGTTGGCGTCGGTCCACGATTGCGTGTTCGCCACCTTGACGCCTTCGAGATCGTCACCGTGCTCGGCGAACTGCTTCGCGATCCGCTCTGCCATGCCGCCGTCGATCCCGAGATAGGCGAGCAGGCGTTGATCCTTGCCGCCGATCGCCGCCTCGACGATACGGTTCTGCGACAGCACCGACGAGATCGCTTTCATCCCATCGGTCCAATAGACGAGGCCGTTCCACTTCGAGCCGAGCCGCGATCCGTTCGTCAGCCAGCGCTCGACTGCCGTGCCGCTGCGGTACGGATCGCCGATCTCGCCAAGGCTCATCATCCGCGATTGCAGCACGCGCTCCGTCACCTGGCCCGCGAGCTTCGCTTCCTTCACGGACAGCTTGATCGCCGCCATGTTCGTCAGCAACGGCGCGATGCCCTGCGTCATGTAGCGGCCGAGCCCATGCACCATAGCGGGCCGATAAATCTCGGCGATGTTCGCCACGACGGCACCGCCCATCGTGCGGATATAGTTGAACGCCATCAGCCCGCGTACCGTGCGACCGTAGTTCGAGGCGTTCTCGGCGGACTTATAGGTGCCGCGGATGAGATCGCGCATCGCTTCGAGATCGGTGATTGCGCCCTTCTCGTCTTTCGCCAGCGCCGCACGGTCTGCTTCGGTGAGGTTGTCGGCGGCGCGCAGCGTGCGATACTCGTCGCGGATCGTCTGGATTTGATCGCGCATATCGGCCCGGCCGAACCGGCGTGTCAGTTCGATCTCGCTCGCCATCGTGCGGCCGTAGCGCTCGCTCACGCTGCGGACGTTGCTGTCTAGGAACTCTTCGACAAGCTCGTCGGGAATGTTGAAGGTCCGGTCCTTCAAGGGGCCGCGGGTGATCGGCGTCAAGTATTCCGGCAGCGTCGACGACGAAGCCGTGGCCGCACGGCCCGTCAGCTTGTCGAACACCTCGTCGGCGATATCGCGAGCGGCGACGTCGAACTTCGGCGCGACGTCCGGTGCGT